CAGGGATCAACAGTTCAGGAGTTGACCAGCAATCTGGTTCGCATGACGGATCGACACAAGCGCCAGGCAGAGGCATTAGTTCGCACCAGCGTGAATCACATATCGTCGGAAGCCCGAACTGCTACCCATAAAGCGAACAGCGACATTCTGAAGGGCGAGGAATTTGTCGCAACACTGGATGGTCGCACCACAATCGGCTGCGCGGCGCTTGATGGCAAGATATTCGACTTCGACGAAGGGCCGCAAACGCCGAGGCATTGGAACTGCCGAAGCATCCGGGTTCCGGTTCTGCAAGATAGATTCCAGGAAGGCGGGCTGGAGGGCCAAAGAGCCAGCGCCAGCGGGCCTGTATCGGCAAAGCGAACATATAGTGGATGGCTAAAAGATCAGCCGAAATCGTTCCAGGATCAAGTCCTGGGGCGCGAGAGGGCCAAGTTGTTCCGCGCTGGCAAGTTCAAGCTGGATCAATTTGTCGATATGAACGGCAATCCCATCAATATCAAGCAGCTGAAGCTGTTGGATGATGGCGTATCTGCTGCGGTGACCAGGGTATCCAAGACCGGAACGGGCAAGATCCCTGGCAGACCAGTGCCATTCAAGCCAGCCAAGACGATCAAAGAAGCGGAGAAATACGCTGTCGATAATGGTCTGGCCAGAGTTGCTGATTTTGGGAAGCTGGACATTGAAGTCGCCAATCTGATGAATCAGTCAATGCAGGAAAACATCGAAAGAATGCCCGCTTTGAAGGGCAGAATGAGTTTCATTGGATCGGGCCAAGCAAATAACAGGATACGCAATGCCGAATCTCTGGCTTACAACATTGATTGGATTAGAAAAAATTATCCAGAACTATCTGAAAGCGAAATATTGCGTCGAGCGAAGAGAAGGGTCACAAACCAGAGAACAGGCAGAGAATATGCTTTTGCCAGAAGTAAGCCATCAAACAAAAACAATTGGCGAGATTTTTACAAAGATTCTGATGGCATAGGTTTCAACGAAAAGTGGAGCAAGCCGTCTATGGTTGCGACTTTCAAAAAGATGCTGGAGCGAGATGTTAAATCAGAGTGGCATCCAGTTGGAACGGAATCATTGCGGTCAGTGATGGATCATGAGATCGGGCATCAAATCGATTATATGCTGGATTTGAGCAAAAATGCGGAATTGAGAAGCCTGTTTCGGAGCAGTAAACCGAATATGAAGCAGGATTTAAGCCAATACGCGGCCAAGAATATTGCCGAATTCATCGCTGAAAGCTGGGCCGAATATGTAAACAATCCAACGCCAAGACCATTGGCCAAACAAGTCGGGGACATAATGAATGCAGAATATCAAAAGAAATTCGGAGACTTTGGATCTTGAGCCGCCAGATCCAGGCGACATGATCTCTGACGTGTATTATTCGCTGGATGATGCGGCAGAAGTAGCAAAAGAGTTTCCAGAACTGGAAAAAGGCGTCTTGAAGATGCTCCGAGAAGAGTATGATATGGATGTCTGATCATTTGTGTTAAAATTTATCAACGGCTGCGGGGCAGCTAAACAGTACGGGGTACTAGCATGATCGAATATCAAGTGGATAGCATCGAGGATCTGGATGAATCTGTCCAGGGACTTTATGAGCAAAACGGCGACAAGTTTGTATTGAAAGTCACCGGGATGCCACAGCCAGAGGACACAACAGGGCTGAAAAACAAAGTCGAGCAGCTGATGGATGAAGCGAAGGAAGCAAAGCGCAAAGCCAAGCAACTCGAAGAGATGAAAGCCCAGCAGGAAGAAGATATCGCCAAAGAAAAAGGCGAGTTCAAAACTCTTTGGGAGCAAGCGCAGAGCAGACTTGCCGAAAAAGACAATGAACTGAAAGAATTTACTGCTAAAATACAGCAAAAGGATATCGACGCCGCATCTGCGCAGATTGGTGCGCGGCTTGCGAAGTCTGATGCCAAGCGAGCCGAGGTTTTGAGCGACTATGCTTCAAAATATGCTCGGCATGACGGTGAGCGTGTGCAATTTTTAATCGGCGGCATGGAAGTTGATTCTGCCGCTTTAATGGATCACTTGAAGAAAGAATTTCCATTTCTAGTGGACGGCTCAAGTGCTACCGGGGGTGGCGCATCGAGTTCATCAAGCAGCGGGGCTGCGAAACAAATCAGCCGAGCCGAATTTGACCGGATGACTCCAGATCGGAAAATGTCATTTATCAAAGACGGCGGGGCAATTGAAGATTAATCCCGACAAGGTAATTTCATCATGGCTAATACTCTGACAAACTTAACACCAGATCTTTACGAGGCTCTCGATACAGTCTCGCGTGAACTGGTTGGCTTGATCCCTGCTGTGACTCTGAACGCATCTGCTGAAAGAGCCGCAAAGGGCCAAACTATCCGCAGCGCGGTTGCTCCAGCAGCATCTGCCGCAGATATCACTCCAGCGCAGAAAGCGCCCGATACTGGCGACCAGACCATCGGCAACAAGACTCTGAGCATCAGCAAGTCTCGCGGTGTGGCTATTCGCTACAACGGCGAAGAGCAGCGCGGTCTGAACGCAAATGGCCCTGGCTACCAGAATGTCCTGCGTGACCAGTTCGCTCAAGGCATGCGTACTCTTTGCAACGAAGTCGAAGCCGACATCGCTGCCCTGTACTCCAGTGCATCTCGCGCATACGGTACTGCTGGAACTACTCCATTCGGTACTGCTGGCGATTTCACCGATGCTTCTTTTGCTCTGGAAATCCTGAAAGACAACGGCGCTCCGCTGACCAACAACCAGCTGGTCGTTAGTTCAGCTGCCGGAGCCAACATGCTTGGCAAGCAAAGCCGTGTTGACGTACAGGGAAATGATTCTCTGCTGCGCCAGGGCGTAATGCTTTCAACTGCTGGCATGGATATCCGCGAATCAGCGCAGATCAACTCGCACACCAAAGGTGATGCAGCTTCTGCGACTACTGACGCAGCTGGATACGCTGTTGGCGATACTGTTATCACTCTGGCTTCTGCTGGTACTGGTGCAATCCTGGCTGGTGATGTGATCACTTTCGCTGGCGATGACAACAAGTATCTGGTGACTTCTGGTGACGGCGATGTTTCTGGTGGTGGAACCATCACTATTGCCGAGCCTGGTCTGAAAGTTGCCATTTCTGGAGCAACTGCCATCACTGTTGGCAATGATTTCGCCGCAAACATGGCTTTCAACCGATCTGCTATTGTTCTGGTTACCCGCGCACCAGCGCGACCAGAGGAAGGCGACCTGGCTGAAGATGTCATGCTGATGACTGATCCCCGATCTGGCATCACTTTTGAAGTGAGCATGTATAAAGAATATCGACAAGTTCACTTTGAAGTCGCACTGGCATGGGGCGTTTCTGCCATCAAGCCAGAGCACATGGCTGTACTTCTGGGCTAAATTGTCTGAAATGGAAACGCGGGTGGCGCTTGCTGCCCGCTTTCCTATTTGGTGAGCAAATATGGCGACTCTCATTGTCGAAGATGGATCAATCGTATCCGGTGCAAACACTTATGTGACTGTCGCTGAGTTTCAGCAATTCTGTTCTGATAGAAATATCACCATCACCGACACATACGGCGATGAATCCGAATTGCTAATCCTGGCGATGGATTATTTTGAGCAGCAGCCATTCAAGGGCATCAAGTTCATTGAAACGCAGTCGCTGCAATTCCCGCGATCTGATTTCTGGCTCGATGGCTATCTGACTGACTCAGACGCCATTCCGCAGCTGGTCAAGGATGCGCAGATCACAATCGCAATCTCAATCATGCAAGGGAATGACCCGCTATCGACTCTGGATCGCTCTGTGAAGCGAGAGGTGATCGATGTGCTGGAAATCGAATACATGGACAACGCTGGCCCATCGGTAATAATCCGCAGCATCGGCAATATCATGCGGAAGTTGGTCACCAGCAGCACAATGGGCAGCAATTTCAGAACTATCAGGGCATAGATCATGGCGATCAACTACACTGCTCTGCAATCTACAGCTGAGAATCTGCTGCGAGACAATGGTCAAAGCATCACATTCAGCTATACCAGCGGCGCTGTTATAGATCCCGCCACAGGCACTGTGAGCGATTCTGGAAGCACAGAAACGGTCACGGGATACGGAATAGCCACAAACTTTCAAAAGGCTGAGATCGACGGAGAGACAGTTCTGGCTTCTGATCTCAGGCTGATTGCGAATAACGTGGCAACCGAGCCAGAGCCGGATTGGACTGTTGTGGTCAACAGCAAAACCTGGCGCGTGATGAGTGTTCAGCCAATTAACCCAGCAGGGACAAATATCATCTATATTTGTCAGTTGAGAATATGAGCGCAGCGGAAAAAGACATAAATACGGCACTTTCGGTGCGATTGAAGGCATTCCAGACTGCTGGAGAGCCGCCGATAGCGTATGAAAACACGCCGTATGAGCCGACAGAAGGCACTTTGTACTTGCAGGAAGCGTTTCTGCCGAACATCAAGGCAATTGTCGGCGTTTCGCATACCAGTTCAGACGATTACGAAGGCATTTATCAGATAACTGTGGCCGATGGCCGTGGTGATCGCAGATTCGACGCCCAGGAGCAAGCCAGGCTTTTATCTTTACACTTTCCGCGTGGCGCAGAATATACATACAACGGGGTGACTGTGAAAATTGTCCAGACTCGCGTCAATGGCGCGGTGATCGAGGATAATTGGTACAATGTCCCGGTTACTGTTGAATGGCGGGCTTTTGCGTGAGTTTTGAATCTGATTGGCAAAAAATATCCGAAAAACTGGATAAAACATTGAGCCAGGGTATCCGGGCGACTTTGTTCGAAGTTGGTGCTGCCATAATCAAAGACACTCCAGCGGATACTGGCCGAGCCAGAGGTAATTGGCAAAGCTCAGTTAATTCTGGTGCGACCGGAGAACTTTCCAGGAAACAGAAAGGGAAAAGAAGTGGAGCAGCAACAACTGAACTGAGCCAAGAGGTAAACGTGGCGATTGGTAACATTTTCTATTTAACGAACAATGTTCCATATATTCGAAGGCTGGAATATGGCTATTCGAAGAAAAAAGCACCAGATGGCATGGTGCGCAAGAATTTACAGCATTTTAACCGGCTGCTAGTCAAAAATCTGAAAGCTGCCGCAAAGTAATTGATTCAACAGGAGCTATATCATGGCTATTCAAACATCCGCAGGAACCACGCTTGGCATGTCTGTGACTTTGCCGACTACTTTCGACGATGATGGCGCAACTGGCTATCCGTCATTGTCTTACACTACTGTCGGCGAAATCACTGAGATTCCCGCTTTCGGTTCTGTTTACAACTTGATCACTCACAATCCGCTTGGCGAGCGCCGTGTCACAAAGCGCAAGGGATCCATCAATGATGGCACTCTGACGCTGACTTTCGCAGCTGATGCGTCTGATACTGGCCAGGCAGCACTGAAAACTGCTCACACCAGCGATTCTGAGATTGCGATTGCTATCACATACCCGGATGGCGAGGATGATTACTTCACCGCCCTGGTTATGTCTTATCAAATCAACGCTGGCGGCTCTGACAGCATCAAGCAAGACACTGTTACGCTTGAACTGACTCGCGCACCAGTAAATGTCGCTGCTTAATAAAAAAGGTAATTAATTCATGGATTTGGCAAACATTGATCTGCAAGCTGCCGCAGAGAACGGCATCGACGTAAAACTACAGCATCCCGCAACCGGCGATTATCTGGTCGACGATAACGGGGAACACTTGGTCATCACTGTTCTGGGTAAAGATAGCGAAACCTGGCAGACCGCTGCGAAGCGGATCAACACCAAAAACGCGAATCGATACAAGGGCAAGAATGTGCCAAACAGTGCGCTGGAAAATGCGTTGTATGAAATACTCAGCGAATGCACGGTAAAGTGGACTAAAAACATTGAGTTCGACGGCGAGGCACTGAAGTGCAGCAAAGAGAACGCGCAGATGTTATATGAGAAGC